TAGCTTCACGGTATTTGTGCCGACGCTGTCCGGCACGTTCACGCCGGATCCGACCAAGGGCAATTATCAACACGGCACCAACAACGGCGCCTTCACGCTGGCAGCACCGGCGGTGGACTGCGCCATCGATCTGATGGTCACCAACGGTGCCAGTGCCGGCGCCATCACGTTCTCCGGTTTCTACGTCAGTGCCAACACCGGCGATGCGTTGAGCACCACCAATGGTTCGCATTTCATCATCTCGATCCGTCGCATCTCTAGCCTGCCGACCTACACGATCAAGGCGCTGCAATAATGCCATGGTATGCCTTCGGAGCGAGTGGCAACTTCACCGTTCCGGCCAATGTGAACCTGCTCACCTATGTCGACTGCATCGGCCCCGGTAGCCCCGGCGCCGGTGGGCAGGGGGCTTACGGCTACACCGCGCAGCCACCGAGCGGCACCGGCGGGCCAGGCGGCGTCGGCGGCGGTGGTGGCGCGTTCTCCAGAAAGCGCAATGTTGCGGTCACGCCCGGCCAGGTGATCCCTTTCATCGTCGGTGCGCCAGGCGGCTACACACAATTCGGTTCGAACATTTGTCTCGCCTACGGCGCCAACGGGCAGACCGGAGGCCAGGCCGGCAGCGGCGTCGGCGACGTCAGATATAGCGGCGGCAACGGCGGGCCAGGTGGAACGACAGTCTATGGCGCAGGCCAAGGCGGTGGCGGTGGCGGTGGTGGCGGTGGCGCCGCGGGCCCCAACAATCCCGGCGCGCCTGGCGCTGCTGGTGCGCCTGGCGACGTCAGCGGACCCTACGGCCGCGGCGGTGCTGGCGGGGCCGGCGACAGCGGTGCCGGCGGGCCGGGCGGCGGCGCTGTCGTAAATGCGCCTGGTGCTGTCGGAGGGAACGGCCAGGAGTATGGCACCAATCTCGGCGCCGGCGGTGGCGGCGGCGGCGGCAATGGCGGCTTCGATCCGCCGATACCTCCGGGGCAGGCCGGCGGCTCTGCCGGATATTATGGTGCAGGCGGCGGCGGTGGCGGCGGCCAGGATACGTTTGGCGCGTCGACCGGGCAGCCTGCCGGCGCCGGCGGTGCCGCCATCCAGGGCCTGCTGATGATCTACGCCGACCCGATGCCGGTGCCGACCGTCACGGTCTGCTCGCCGAGTGTCGGCCCCACCCCTGGCGGCACGCCGGTCACCATCAGCGGCACTGATTTCACCAGCGGCAGCACGGTCACGATCGGCGGCGTCGCAGCGACTAGTGTTGTTGTGCTCAACAGCGCCACGCTGACTTGCGTGACGCCGGCACATGCTGCCGGCACGGTCGATGTCGTGGTGACAAATGTCGTTGGTCCCGGCACCGGCGTCGGGCTGTTCACCTACCAGGCCAAGACCATCACCGGTTTCAACATGCCAATGCTGGGGATGTGATGATGAATGTGCCGGCCGACATCGCGCACAAGGTGGTAGAGAGTATGAAGGCCACGCCGTTCCTGCTCGGCCTGGTGATGCTGAATACGATCGTGCTCGGCGGCTTTTGCTTCACGCTGTTGCAGGTCAACGCCGCGGCCGAGCGCCGCGACGCGATCCGCGACAAGATCATCGAGAGGTGCATCAAATGAGCAAGCTAGTGATGTTGGGAATGCTGGCTGTACTGAGTGGCTGCGTCACCGACCAGGACGTCAACCTCTTAGCTTCGAACTACTACAGCCGATCGGACGTCGACGCGATCACCGCGCAGGCGCAATGCAAGGCGCTCGCTCGCACCCTGGTGCAGATCGCGCGCTGCGACACATGGAGGAGGTAGACATGCAGAACCTTGGTTTGATCCTGCTGGTGTTTGCGTTTGTGCTGGCCTGCGTCGCGATGCGGATCCCCGCCGCCGGCCCCTGGGGCCTGCTGCCGATGTCGATTGCATTCTGGATCGCATCGGAGCTAATCGGCGGTCTTGGTCGTGTGACGGGAATGCACTGACATGGCTGATGAAGGTCTTGCCGCGAGCCTCGCTGCCACCGCCGCCAATGGGCTGCCGTGGGATCGACCGCCGCCGGTATATCCGGCGGGCGCCGCATTTGGCACCGGCAGTCCTGCTGAAGAAGCGCAGCAGCCGGCGGGATTGGCCGCGCTTCTCGGCGGCCTCTACAATTCGCTCGGCGGGCTCGCCAAGCGGTCCTTCGGCGCGTCGGAAGATATGCGGCAGGGCGGGGCCTATAACGCGGCGCCTGCGGTTGAAGCAGCGATGACGGCAATGACAGGCGGCGTCGGCGGCACGGGGGCTGGCGGAGTGGCGCTGGGTGCTGGTCCGATCCGCGCCGCAAAGAAGGTCGCCGGGGCACCGGCGGCACCGATCGCCGAGCAGCTCGGAAAAACAATTTCAGTGCCGGTGCTTGGTCCGACATCGGACGTCAGTCTCGCCAAGCCTTACATCAGCAACCCGCAGCGCATTGCCAACCCTGGCGTCTATAAGCGTCCAGACGAGATCGCGGCCGAGGCCGCCGCCAACGTGGCTCCGGAGCATCCCGCGCTGAAGGCGCTGTTTGGTGTCACGCGCGATGATCTCTACGGCATCAGCCAGCAGGGCCGCCGGCAGGGCAATATCGATCCGCAGCTGTGGGCGCCAAGCAAGGCCTCCAAGCCGAACGAGGCCGCGGCGGCGGTGATGAACCCGGCCAATGCGCAGCGCATCGTCGACGCCCTGAGCGAGGCCTCCAAGTATCCAGAGCTCGTCAAGGGCATGGTGCCTTGGTACGTCATGGACCCGGCCTACCAGCGCATGGCGCAACTGGTCGGGCCGGAGCGCGCGGCCAAGGAATATCACGATTTCAACATGACGGTGTCGCCGTTCTCGGCGGGCTCGGCCGTTCCTGTCGAGCTCAACCGCGGCACCGCCGCCAACATGATGCGGATGCGCGGCGAGTACCCGGCGTTCCAGCAGTCTGGCGGCATGCCGCCAGGTAAGCGTCCAGAGGACATCCGTGATCTCCTGGCCGGCGTCCAGGGCCACCTGATGCACAAGGAGCCGGCCAAGGCCGTGGCGCGCTACATCGAGACCGGCGAGCACGGCTTCGATCAGAACACAGTCAAGATCCCGCTCTATGCCCAGGCCTCCGGCGTGCCGCAGACTGGCTTCCAAACCAAATTGCCGGTGCCTGACACACATTTCGCCAGCGCAATCGGCATGCCGGAGGCGCGCACGTCGACCGACTTCCGCGGCTTCATGCAGGGCCCTGAGTATCGTCAGGTGGGGCCCTGGTTCCGGGAGAACGTCGCGAGACCAATGAACATGGAGGCGGTGCCGGCCCAGGCCTTTACCTGGGGCACCTACGGCCCGCAGACCGGCGTCAGAACCAATGTCGGCGCCGGCAAGCTGGAGCTGTTGGCACAAAACATCTGGGAGCGAGCGAAGAAGCTAGGTGTCGACCCCGCCTGGCTGCGCGACCAGGTGCTGACCGGCAAGGGCCATGCTTCGATCCTGGCGACGGGCGGTCTCGGCGGCCTGCTCGGCGGCGCGGCCCTGCAGGGCCAGAACCAGGAACAACGACAGTAAAGCCCCTGTAACAAACGGAGAACGAGGAGGAACAAATGGCAAAATTGACAAAAGCACCACCGCCGATCCCGATCAAGCCACTGCCGACGGCGAAGCCACCGCCGGTGTCGAAGACGATGGACAACTACACCCACCACACCTCGCCGGTGAACGGGCCGCAGGCCGGTCCGCCGGAGATGTATGGCGAGACGTCGTCGCCGAGGGCCAAGATCAAGCAGATCCCCGACGTCCCGATGCACGTCACCAAGCATGAGTGACGATCGATACCTGATGCTGCTGAAGCGCAAGAAGGCGCTGCTGACGGCGCGCGACGATCTGATTGCGTTCACCCGGCTGATGATGCCGGACCCGAACCATGACGAGGATCCAGAGCAGTCGCTCTATCGTCCGCAGCGTTTTCACCGCGTCATCGGTGCTGCGCTGGAGGAGGTCGAGCGCGGCGACTACCGCCGGCTGATGATGACCATGGGGCCACGCATGGGCAAGACCACGCTGGCGAGCGCAATGTTTCCGGCCTGGTATGTCGGCCGGCATCCCGATCGCT